ATCATATCTTGAAGCGTACTTTAAAATATTCCCTCTACAGAACGCCTTAGCATCACCACAAGCTTCTATAAAGTCTAGTGTCTGAACTTCACCTTCGCTATAGTGTTGGTCATATGTATTGTTTACATAAGCACTGATTTCTTCGATTATTGCGTCTTCGTTATATTTTCCCATTGTTATTATATTCTATCAGTTTTTTAGTCCCAGTCAATTATTTTAGACCATGAATCTGAATTGTGTAAGTACCTTAAACTAGCAACCGAGTTAAAAGATTTAGCGGCACTAAGATTCCAAAAAGCTGTCTTCCTTTGTTTAGCATTTTTATCCAACAATAATGCATCATCAGTATAAACTCTTAGGTCTTCAACCGTAACCATTCCTAACATACATATTTTATTATCACTTAATTTTATGTTTATAATCTCAGCACTTTGAGGATTTTTAGAAACTAAAGGAAACATCCCGTAGTTCACTGTTTTAATCCCAACGTCAAACCCAGCGTGTTTCAAGTCAGGGTTTTTAAATGTAGTCGACTTCCCAACATTCCAATTAACAACTTTAATCCCTAATAACTCTTCTAAAGCTAGTTCTCCTAATGTCCCTGTAAAAAACCTTTTGTAAACACTTTTCGAATCAGTTTTATGATGTTTTTCTTTTGCCTTCGCCTTAATAACTTTGTTTGTAAAATCTTTCGCCTTTTGAATATCAGAGTCTTTTAGAGTAATAATTATCCCTGAAGTTTTATTATATTCATCTTTAAAAACTGGTTTAACCCCAATCAATGTAATCCTCCAACGTTGTAGGTCCCAAATCTTTCTTTACTGCCCACGACCCCTTACACACTTCCATATCTACTTGTAGGGGTATGTCTAAACTATTAGTTTGTAATATATCTCTTATAGCATATGGCACATCTTCAAGTTCTGAATCATGAATTTCACATATAATCTCATCATGAACTTGTAAAAGAATATTGCTTTTCTTATCATCAAGATATTGGTCTACTTCTAACATACGTTCACTCAACATGTCTGCACTAGTACCTTGTACTAAGTAATTTACCCCCTTATACGCTAAGTCGGGGTTTATTCTATATTTTCTGCCATACCTATTCTTTATCCAACCCCTAACAGAAACTGTTTTTACAACCTCATCAAAGAAATCTTTAGACCCCTCCATACCAGCAAAGTATTGTTTTTTATACTTACCGGCTTCTCTAGGTGTGGTACTTAATTGTTGTGAAAGTTTTTTATTTCCTATTCCATAAATTGTGCCAAACGTAATTGCTTTCGCAGCTTGTCTATACTCTTTGAACTTATCTGAAGATTCCTCTACGTTAAAAGCTAATTTAGCGGCTTCACTATGAAAATCAACATCATCTTTATTCAATATCTCATCAATAGTTTTATTTCTAAAGTACGACATAAACACACGGACTTCCATTTGGCTGTAATCAAACCCCACTAATGAGTACCCTTTTCTAGGAACAAACAATCTTCTAATAGCTATTTGATTATCATCTGTATCTGTGTAAGATTCATCCCCCACAAAAGACCAAGTTTTCAAAACCTCGTCTGATAGATTTTCATTCATAGACAATCCTTTGGCTCCGACTGTTGCAGCAATTTTACCTTTAATTTCCTGCTTTTCTTGCTCAGATAAATCTCTTTCTAAAAGCTTGAAATGGTTCCTAGGTATGTTTTGTAGATTTGGACCCCTACTAGATAACCTGCCCGTAGCCGTCCCCCAATTACAAAAAGATGTATGCATAGTATCAGTATCAACATAAGGCTCTATGTAAGTAGATGTTAGCTTCTCAAGTGTCCTATATTGACGTATAAGCCCCGCCAAACGATGGTTTATGTTCACTAGGGCTGCCTCACTCCATGAGTCCTGACCTTTTGGAGTTTTTACTGGGGATTCTATTCCTAACTCTGAAAATATCCCCCCTATTTGCATTGGGCTTGACACATTAAATTCTTTGCCTGCTAATTTATATATCTCTTGTTCTACTTCTTCTAATCTAGATAAGATTTTGTTTTTAGTATTATTAGCATATTCTGTGTCTATCGTAATACCCCTACGTTCCATTTTATATAATACTTTAGTAAGAGCACACTGCATTTCAAATACTTTACGTTGCTTTGTTTTGATTACTTGCTTAAGAAAATCTACATACAATCGAGCAGTTAGAATAACGTCTTTCTTACAATATTCCCCCAATACTGTTGGAGGAGCCATAGAAAAATCTTTATTCCATTTATTGGACCTAAGAAGTTTCTTTGTGTCTATGTCATACTGAACAGCACTCTCACCATATCTTCGTTTGCCTGTAGGAGTCAATCCGAGGTCTTTTATATCAGAGTGCTCAATCAATCTAACTAAGACTATAACGTCTATTAGCTTCTTGCTTACAACATCCAAGCCGTCTTTCTCTAAAAAATGTAAGTCAAACTTTAGATTGTACCCTATATATGATTCAACTTTAGAATTTAACAAATCTATAAGTTGTATTAGTTTCTCTGGGGTAAGATTTTCCCCTTGATGGTGCCTAAAAGGATAGTATTGAGCCAAGCCATAGTCAGTTGGTTGACCTACCCCAATACCACATATTTGATTATTTTTGTATGGTTCTAATCCATTTGTTTCTACATCAATGACTAAAGTCGGGTCTACCTCTAAAACCGACTTTAGTTCATCAATGTCTGACTGAAATGAGCCATTAGTAACTACGGACATATTGTCACATGCCCTTCTTAGAATAAGTTGTCGTCTTCAGATTCTTCACTAGCAAATCCACCTTCAGGTACACTAAATGTACCATATCTCTCAAAGAAATAATCTTTGATTAGTGGTAAACTTTCAACTTCAGCCATTTTCTCCTCCGGAATCTTTTCAGATTTTGGAGTTGCTGTAATTGAGTATGAAGTATCGTACATGCCTTGTCCAGTTCTCTTTACTCTAATAACACCTTTATTCAAGGCTCCCCAGTCACTATACACATCAACTAGCTGGTTCCATATATAGTCACTTCGACCAAAGTTTAAAGCTATGATTTTAAAGTCGTTCACATCTTCTCTATATACTTTCTTCCCAGCAGGTCCTTCTACCTCTTCCCAACTATCATTTCGTTTCTCTGTATGAATCACATTGTGCACATATGCCCATACAGCAAACTTGTGACTTGGGTAGTTTTCAGACGGGATAGCACTAGTGTCTACTCTATCGTCTTTTAGGACGTTAGTAAAACTATTACCTACCCGTAGTGTGTATAAATAAATTTCATCTAGGTACTTGTCTTCCTCTGCCCCAGTAGCTATGGTTGACATGAAGACTTGGTCCCCATCTTTAAACCATAACTCTCGACCCGGTGCATTACTGGAAGATACAGGCTTCCTAGAGTCATCTATTTTCTTTTGTATTTTTGCAATTCCACTCATTGCTTTTCTCCTATTTAAAATATTGTTGTATTTCTCATCACCTTGTCCAAAACATCTTTATTACGAATCTCTTGAACATCTTTGTATTTTTTCGGTAACCTTAAATATGATATCAGAAACCGCCCGTCCATGTCAAATGTAGCTTTAGAAATGCCTTTGGCTCCTGCTGTGTCATTATCTAATGATAACACAACCTCTGATGGATTCAAAGAACTAATCAATTCTAATTGTTTTTTTGAGACTGATGCACCTAATATGGCTACGCTTGGGTAACCATTTTGATTCAACCACATACAGTCTAGGGCTCCTTCAACTATAAACAGTTTACTAAAGTCTTGTATCTTATCTACACCAAACAATACTTGGGATTTCTTAAACCCCTTGGAAAACATGTATTTTGGTATGGCTTTCTGCCTTCTGTATATCCATCCTACATAATCTTTCTTTTGGTTCCGTACTGGAATCATAAAATCAGAAAACTTATTTATTCTACACCCCCAGCTTTCCACTAAGCTAGGTAAGAATCCTCTGTCATAAATCCAATGACTAGATGGGACTTTGTTTTGGTCCTCTGGTTCTACGTATATATTTTCAGGTTCCTCTTCGTGGTATTCATCTAAGAATGAAAGGTCTAAATCTAGTTCCTCTATTTCAAACTCGGCATTTATATCTGCCCATGATTTACCTGAATACTTCTGTAAAAAAGATTTCAAGTTCCCTTGTCCACATCCGGCAAAACAAATCCATAAACCTTTATCTATATTTATGGCACAAGATTTTCTTCTGTCCTCATGGAAAGGACAATTTAGTAGAACCTCTTCTTCGTGTTCTACATCTATGCCATAACGTAGTAGTGCTGAATACCAATCTACCACTAGCTACGCTTCTTTGTTTTTGTTAGGAATATAACTACTTTGTTCTCAAAGCCATTTTCGTCCACAACTCTACGTCTTCTAATGTCACCTACTGTGATATTAGTCACAGGTTTACCAGCACCTTTGCTTCTCCCTGTTGTAACTATAATGTCTTCTTCGCTATCTCCTGTAATCCATGATAAAATTCCCATTTTATTCCTCCTTAATATTCATCATCGTTCCAATCCCAATCTGAGATTTCTTCAATTGTACCATTGTCTACACCCCACTGCATCGCCAGACTGTCTTGTGCTAACTCACCATCTCGATATTTTTGGAACTGAACTAGTCGCTTATCATCGTGGTGTTCGACCTTAGCTAACGCTATTGCTACGTCTGCTGACCGTATCAAGGCATCCCCAAAAGCTACTTGTGCAGCTGATGGAGGTACGTACACATTTTCAGCGTCTCTATTCGCTTGTGTTGATACCATAATTGGTGTGTTTGTTGATATGGCTAAATTCTTCAAGCCATAAAATATACCGTGTGATTGCTCCCACGCTGCTTTATCAGTGTCTTTTGTAGTCAGTAAATAGACTCCATCTATTACAACAAACTTTGGGTGGTGTTTTCTAATAAGACTTGCTATTGATTCTAATGAAATTCCTGTCTGCCCGGCAATACCGTCACAAATCAATAAAGATTGCTTATTCGACTCTTTCAAAAATTTTATGTACGAATCAACATCAATATCGTCCCCATGTCTTATAGCTCTATGAGAAAAATTATACCCCATCATTTTTGCTAAGGTTACATCAAGTCTCATTGCTATCTGGGTATTAGGCATTTCTGTAGATATTAGTAAAGTTTTATACCCATTGTGTACGGCTGTAGCTGCTGAATGTACACACAACCATGTTTTACCTATTGTAGGTCTAGCAAATGCCGCTATTAACTCTCCGGGTTGCCATCCAATACCGGCTTGATTTATAAATTTAAAACTTGTAGGGACACCCATAAGACCCTCACCCATCTTACGCCTTCTAGTCCGCTCTTTCCATTCAGCCAATCTATCAGTTTCTCCGTCATCATAGGTCTCTATATCCTCATCATAAATTAGGTCTACATCTGATAACCCACTCATAATGTTAGATAGGGCTTGTTTAGGGTTCTCTTTTACTAATTCCCTCTGCTGCTGTACCGTAGAAACAACAGCTCTTTGTAAAACTTGATTTTTAAATATATCTAAGGCGTACTCTAATGATTGTGTTTTTGCCGATGGGTTTAGGGTTGGAAAGTTCTCTAGTAGTATCTCTTCAGTCGGAAACATGTCATACTTATCTAAATACTCTCCTATAAACTTAAACGCATCCCCGTGTTTTGCAAAATCATTGGAATGATAAGTAAAGTTTTTTAGCTTATCATAATCGGTAATCCCAAATATAATCGCTGATTCTATAAATTCATAACTCGGTGCGGACATTTATATTCCTTTTCTACTATATAAAACTCTATTATTTTCACTGTGTATATAATAGTTTATATCATTAGCAGGAATTTTGTCAATAAAGTCCTTAGCCTCATCAAATAAATTAAACTCAGCTTCTAACCAAAAATCTGAGCTTCTTTCCGCTAATACTCTAAAAGTGCTTACAGGGGTTTTTACCCTATGTTTTTTCTGTATGAGCCTTCCGCTACGTCTGGTCCTTCTCGGCATTTGTGTCCTTCAATTCATGTAATTTGTCTCTTAAAGATTGTCTAACTTTATAGGCAGACTCTCCTAAATCTTCAGTAATTTCTTCCATTGTCAAACCTTCTAATTTTAATTCTAAAAATAGTTTTTCTTTATCTGATAGTCCTTGAGCATGTATCCATATATCGGCTTCAACTTCTTCAGTATAGTTCTTTGGTTCGACCATTGCGGCTGCTATTTCTTTAGGAACGGTATTATTACCCTCAAAAGTCACATCTATGCTTCTAGCAATAGGTTTTCGTTGTGCTTTAGTAATCAAAGTTCTTATGGTATTCACTAAAGATGTGTGTAGATATGTATGAAAGATTGCCCCTTTAGAATCATCATAGGCACGGGCAGCTTTTACTAAGGCTATTCTAAGCTCTTGAGCTAAGTCTTCTTTATCTAGCCCCACTACGTAAGAATTTGAAGACATTTTTTGGATTTTAGGCTCCCATTGGGCTACCAGTTCATTATTAATTTCCATACTTAAATACTAACAAATTTTTATAAAAATACAATTATTTAGATAAGGCTTTTTCAGAACTAGCTTTCTTAAAACAAGACATACTACAGTAAATATTATCTCTATAGCGTTTTCTATAAAAAGGCACCCTACAAAACCCACATTCTATTTTAATATTATAGTATGAAAACCGACATTTACCTTTATGAATTTTGCTATTACCAACTAGGATTGGTTCATTACAAGATAAACAATAGTTCACTTTACGTTTTTTTACTCGCAAAGTTGGCATATTGTTCTTTTTTAGAACTTTATAAATATATTGTCT